CGTTCTAGTTCAGAGAAGTCTCCACTCTTATAGTGTACTCTCTTCTTCCAGTATAGATGATGTGAACGTATTCTCTCAGGCACTATATTCCATAATACGGATACCTTCTTACTTGTTCCATCACAGTATAGTATATACCATCTCCGATTAACATATGAAAGTCCTACTGGTGAGGGTTCATGTTCTTTCCAGTAGTCTATGTATGATTGTAACATTCATAGGCCTTTCTATAGGTTATCCACGAGGTTCGTTAATGCTTGTCTTAGGTCGTCCTTTTCGTATTCACCTAGACTCTCTAAAAAGCGGTCACTGCGAGGTTCTTCATCGTGTATACTATCATATATACGGTTATATAACTCTCCTACTAATACATCTGTAGGGAACTCCTGTATATGTACTGTCTTTGTAACTGTGACTTTGTTGCGTTCTTGCATCATTGTCTCCTCATTGTCAACTTGTCGCATCTTCCATAACATCCAATCATAATATCGTTGCGGTTCGGGGTCAGATTTCTTACCTGTCCATGTAACCTTGTATTCTTTACCTTTATCCACTGACATAGGGTTCTCCGTTGGCGTTTTTACCATACCATGTTTTTTGATGATGTAATCTTCCTAGCAAGTCTAGTACATTATCTGTTGGGGGTAGATTGCGTAATGCAACCTCTATTAAGTCTATATCCCTTACGGATAGATGAAAGTTGTTATTTGGTTTTGCCATGGGAAACCTCTCTTATCGGTACGAGTTTGATATTCTTATTATCTAGTAGTTTCTTGATATCCCTTGTTCTTAAAACATCTTCGTAGATAACCCCTGTCTTGAGGTTTTTAAATCGGTATACAATCATCGTACTGGTTTACCCACAAGCCATGATACTGCACTGTATCGTGTTCCCTTCTTTACTGGTTTCACTCTATGCATAACCCATGATGGAAAGAGTACGATTGTACCCTGTTTTGGTTTGATAACATTCTTCTTGGTATGAGACTTGTGAAACTCGAACTCACCGCCCTCAAAGTCATCGTTTAACCATAGTACGAAACTAATCTTTCTTGTCTTACCATGTAGCAACTCATTCTCAGGCGCATCAATCGGGTCTAATCCGAGTCCATCTACATGCCAGTCGTAGTGTCCACCTGTAGGATACTGTCCTATCTGAATACTCTCCATTGCATTGGTTTGTAGATTCCATTCACCTTGTCGATTTGCAGATGCACCGTAATGTCCTACCATATCAAACAACTCTTGGTCGTTACTCCAATGTATGTTTGTTTTGCGTACCTTATTATCCGTTCTATTCTCATCACCAACAACAGCAGTTTCAAACGTATCGCCCGCACTGTCGATAATCTCTTGACACCGTTCTGGTGTGATTGCATTATCCCATTTCCAATATAAACTACTCATCGTATTACTTCGACCTTTCCTTCTGTTTCTATGACAACACGAGCGCCGCAAGAAAGGATAGGCTTGTCACTCCCCCCATACCTAACAGTACTGTCTCCAAGAATTCGCACCTCGTGACAATAGGTGTTTGATTTACCTTCTTTGATAGTGATAACTGGTTCGTCTGTTCCATGTTTCTTATTCGCCCTTATCTTGTGTTGATTGACATGTATATACTTCTTACCCAAAATACTCCAACCCCCCATCTTGTCCTGCCCATCCAGACTCCAGACGGTCAATCTCATCCTTTAATTTAAGTTTTTCTTTCTTCATACCCTTTAGAAACTGGTCTGGTGCATTCTCTGCTTCTGCAGCTTCTACTCTTGCATGTAGTTCTTTGTGTTTTGTTTTAAGAACATCTATTCTGTGTAATATATTCATTTAAAAGAATCCCTCTAAGGTTGCAGTACCGTGTTTATCAGCAATTCGATTCACGTTACTTTTGTTATGGTCTACACTATCCCCTTTGTGTTCATATGGCATAGTGTCCGATATAGTATAGGAAGTCTCGCCTGGGCGTTTCATCTTCCACTGCAAATCCTTGTCTTTAGGATAGTCTAAGTTCCACTCCATAGTAGATTGTTTCAAGAACTTTCTTGCTTTCTTATTAAGTGGATAGATATATCGGAATTGTTTACCCCAAACACGAGAAAACCCAAGTTCACCCATCTTCTCATCAGATGGTCTTGGGCCGTATTTGGTGTCGTGTCTATTCATCTCTTTTTTCATCTTACGTTGAATGGTTCTGAAGTGTACCTTCTCCCCTTCATCCGTAACATACACATCACTCCATATAAAACCACCATAAAGGAAGTTTGCAGATTGATAGACATATCCAGGCTTACCCACGATACCATCTGCCCATGTGTAGAGATATTTGACGTTTGGTGTGTTTTTCTTCATCCATTGTATAGTCAGACTTTGCATCTGTGATTCACTGTTGCGTGGCATAGATTCATCCATGCACATTTTACCGATTTCAAAATAGTCAGATGTACTAAGTGTAGGAAACATCTTTCTGATAGTTCCCATTGGATTAGTACCCCAACCCAAGGTTAATACTCCAACCAGTTCTTCATCGACATATGCTCCTAAGTGATGCTTAGTGAGTTTCGGCATTACTGGACTGTAATGACGTTCCTGTACGAATAGTGTCGCAACTCTGTAATCTATTTTCTTGACTACCATCATATAAAATTTTCACCACCTTCATTCACCTATTTAGATGTATTCACTAGTATACGATTTAACAGGATTTTTGTGTGTTAATGCTGAATGAGGAAACCATTTAGTTGTTTCAGTAACAACTTTGATTTGCCTAGGTTTATCAACATCATCGTGGTCGATTTCCTCAATATAGGTAATCTCAACCCTTTTCAACACTGTTTCTATTTTCTTAACCATTATTCGTGTTCTCCACCCTTTCCTCTACCAAATCCACCAAAGAAATGTGGACGGCGTTTTGCTGTTTCAAATGTTGCAACCGTAATTGCAATTGCACCAAGTGTTAATGTGTGAAGTACCATACTGAATACACCAGCATACATACTACCAACAATAATACCGAATACTATACACCACATCCATGCCAATACTTGCATAATCATGTGTCGTGTACTAAAATCTGGTATTACACTCAATGGATTTTTTTCGTGGTTCATTACCACGTTCCAACAATTATATATCCATTCACGCATTACTGATACTCCTCTTGCCGTGATTCATGCATGTCAATCAGACTTCGTAGTGCCATTTGCACATAGTCCTCTTTCCAATCATCATTTTCAAGGTATTCTTCAATCTCATTGACTTGTTCTACTCCTAAGTCATCAAAACTTTCAACACCATATTGTTCTGTAACATCATGCATTACCCAATCATATGCTTGTGCCTCTAACTGGTCACACAACTTACCTTGTTTATGTACTTGAAACGCCATTTATTATCTCCTTTTGCCCGTCATAGGGTCATTCGCTTCTTGTGATGAGAGAACTTGTAGTCCCCCCTTATTATATGCTTGTCCTATGACAGCATTACCAGTATATACTGGAACTTCTTTTTTGGTTGCAACACCACCAATGTTATTGGATAGACTAGGATAGTCTGGTGTTTGTCGAATGGCAGGGGAACAAGGAATTGAACCTCGTCCTAGTGGTTTGGAATCACTCGTGCTACCGTAACACTTTTCCCCTTTAGGTTTCTTAACCTTACCTTGAACGTAGTCGATATACTCATCCAGTGTAACAACTGAACATCGTATAGACTTTAGAAACTTGTTGTGAGCTCTCCACTGAGTTTCATACTTCTGTGGATTGATTTTCTTTTTCTTTTTCTTGCGTGTACTGTTGGTATTATAGTACACAGGCATCAAATGCATACCGCTCATAATTACTTTACCTTGTCAAATGGTGGTGTATGTGCATAAATGATACTTTCCCTTTCCATGTAAGGAACATGTTCTGTATCGTGAAATTTACGCAATAGACGGGCATGTACGAGACTCCAATAGTCAACTGCCCATTTGTTAAGATTAGGATTCTTTAGCAGTTCATTTACTGCATCAAGTCTCCGTCCCAACAATTCGTTAGACTTTTCCGTTAATGATGTCATCTGCAACACTCCACGATTCAAAGTCCTTTCCACCTACATACCATTCGCATTCTTCAGTAGGAATTCTTCCATACTTCCAACAATAGACTGTAAAGTTTTTGTAGTAGGTAGAATCTGAGTCTATCTCATCTTGTACCTCTGCTTCAACAGTCCATTCACATGCAACTTTTTCATAAGGATCGGCATCTGTAAATTGAGGTGGCCCGAATATCTCTACCAACCTATCATAAGTTGTAGTGAGATGTCCTTGCAAACTAGTCCCATTTACAGATACCATATCCGATGCTTCAAAATTCAAAATTTTCATACTTACTCCATAATATAATTTATTATACCACCAAATATGGTGGCTTGTCAATAGTTATTTGGAACTGAATAGTATAAAGATACCAGTTCCAAACATAGAAAGTCCGATGGTTACTGCCATCATCATTTCACTCCATGTATTTGCATATTCCATGCACTTACCATCACAGTCTCCAGCAGAACCTGCCAGTGCCATCAAACCAAAAATAACTAATATACTTCCAAAAAGGTCTTTCATATCTCTCTCCTTATTTACCGTTATATCCAAGTGTTTCCATTGCAGCTCTAGGTGAAGTCTCCTCTGCGAGTTTCATATACTCCTCAACAGTTGCATTCTTCACAAGAAAGTTTACCCATGTTTTCCAAGGTTTGTAACCGTATTTAAAACGGGCAATAAACGCAGGCATCAGTTTACCTTCCCAACTAGGATGAGCATCTGGACGTACATCCATCATCATTTTAGCACCATCAAAGGCACCACCATACATCAAGTACATACCGTCCCACTTGAATTCTTCTTTCACAAACTTAGTCATAATATATCCTCTCTTTTTTCACTCTATACTTACAGTATACATGTTTTCATAACAAATGTCAAGGCTTATTTTCCTATAATCCAGCGAATTTTGCCAGTAACCATAACATCACAAA